CGGCTCATGCTCTTGCCGATAAGTACCCTGCTATGTATCGAAATGCCAAGTATCTCACGCCACAGGCAGCTCTCAATAAGGTCAAGGTGAAATATTCACCTGGGCTACCCTTTATACCCCGATTTCGAGATCGTAAGGAATTGAAGAAAGTTGGCATCTTAGATGCCATTGCTAAGGAAGCCGAGCGGTTGTTGAGGGAAGGTGTCCACCCTGGCACCTTTGCCCACTGTTTCGTCAAGAGCGATATTATAGGCCTTCAGAAGCTTCTCGATGGTAAAAATATACGCACTGTTGTTGCCTCTGATTTACTTAGTAATGTTTTGCTTTATATTGCCACGGCTGAACCCACTCGTCGTCAACCACCAATAGATTCCTTCGTTATGAATGCTGTGCCACGCACTGAGGGGGGCTTTCGGCCCTTCTATGACACCTTAAAGACATATAAGCATGTTATCCAAGCTGACGCGAAGGAGTTTGATTCTAAATTGGCACCTGTTTTAACGGTCGATGGTTTGGTTGAATTACGATCTATTGGGTATGATGGCTCATTGATACAACCTGTGGCCACTTCTCAAATCATGGCGAGTTATGTGGCCATGAAGTATGCGGGGTTAATTAATCTGGACGATGGAGTAGTTCATCGCCATACTGGTGGTCTCATGACTGGCCAAGGTAATACGTCTGTCGATAACCGAGATTGTTTCCGGATGATGTGGATTGCGGCTTGGTCTATTGTCACTGACCGAGATCCCATAGAATTCTTTGATCGAAACGTTATAGGGAATGCAGGTGATGATGATGCTATTGGCACCAATCAACCGGAACTCACAGAGCGAATCCTTCAAACCATTAGAAATAATTTTGGGGTGGAGATCATTGTTGAGCAGGAAGGCTTCGAAAATTTAAACTTAGTTGGGCTGCATCCTGGCCCTGTCCCGGCCTCTTCCATCAAGTATTATCATATCAATGGCCACCCTATTCCAAATTATGCTATAGCAGCCGATCCTGCAGCCTTGCTTGCGAAACGTACTGAGTATCGCGCTCGTGTTGCTGGGTTTAAG